TGCTGCTGCTGCTGCATGGGCTGCTGCATCGGCTGCTGCATCGGCTGCTGCATCGGCTGCTGCATGGGCTGCATAGGCTGCTGCATGGGCTGCATAGGCTGCATAGGCTGCTGCATCGGCTGCATAGGCATTTTTATTTGATTTATTTTTTAGATAATTTTTTGCAGCTTGAATCGCTTTGCGTGGCCTATCGTCATCTGGATATTTTTTTTCGTAAATAGAAACGACTTGCTCTGCGGCGTAGATGGCATATTTAATTTTTTGGTCATGGTTCATAAACCTGACAATTAGCCAATTAGCCCAATCAAAATGATTATCTTGTGCTAAGGATTTAGTTGTAGAAATAACATCAGTTGGCTTATTATGATCCAACCACCATTGATAACCTTCTTCACAAGCGTGATGATCTATTCTTAAAAGTTTTTCTGTAATGGTTTTCATCTTTCACCCCCTGTTTTGTTTCGTTCGGGGGTAGTATTTCACAAGTGAAGAACATTGTCAACAATTATTTTAATATTATTTTTTAGCTTGACAGGAATATAAATTTGCTATATAAAGTAGCCATGATTAATACAATTAAAATTGAAAACCGCCGGAAGAAACTAAATATCACAAAATATAGAATGGCTGATAAATTAGGAATGAGCAGACAAACATACTACTCTATTCTTAATACTAAATCAACAACATTAAAAACGCTGGAAAAGATAGCGTCTATTTTAGACTTAAAAGCAAGGGACTTAATAATATGAAAGATTATAAAGAGTTCTTAAATAATAAAGATATTGTTGATCGCCAGAGTGGATTTGAGCCTATCTCATTAAGCCCGATGCTTTATGATTTTCAGTCAGCCATTGTTAAATGGTCATGTAAAAGAGGCCGCGCTGCAATATTCGCTGATTGCGGCTTAGGTAAAACACCCATGCAATTAGAATGGGCTAATCAGGTTCACAAACATACAAACCAGCCGATACTTATCTTGGCCCCGCTCGCCGTATCTAAGCAAACGCAACGAGAAGGCCAGAAATTTAATATTAATGTTCAAATATGCGAATCACAGGATGATGTAATAAACGGAATCAATATTACGAATTATGAGAAACTGCATAAATTTGATGCTGGTTCTTTTGTTGGAATCGTTCTCGATGAAAGCTCAATTTTAAAATCATACACCGGAAAATTCAGAAACTTCATCATAGAGTCATTTCAGAACACGCCATATAAACTCGCTTGCACGGCAACACCGGCCCCGAATGATTTTATGGAACTGGGGAATCATGCAGAGTTTTTAAATATATTGTCACGATCTGAAATGCTCTCGCTATTCTTCATTAATGATACTGCCAACGTTGGAACGTGGAGATTAAAAGGACACGGGGAAGAAAAGTTCTGGAAGTGGCTCTGCTCATGGGCTGTTATGTTGTCAAAGCCGTCTGAGTTGGGATTTGATGATAATGGTTTTATTTTACCTGAATTAAATATTATCGAACACGTTATTGAATTTGGAAAGCCGCTTGATGGATGCTTATTCCCACAGAAGGCGGAAACACTGAATGAACGCCGCCAGGCTCGCCGTGAATCAATCAAAGAAAAGATCGAGTATATCAAGTCAATCATAACAGAAAATGAATCCTGGCTTATCTGGTGCGACCTAAACAACGAAAGCGAATATATATCAGAAGCTATCAACGCAACCGAAATAACCGGCCAACAAGATAACGAATTAAAAGAAAAATATTTATTAGGATTTGCAACCGGCGATTACCGGACTATCGTTTCTAAACCCAAAATTGCTGGATTCGGTCTTAACTTCCAAGTTTGCCACAATGTAATATTTGCCGGTCTATCTGATAGTTATGAGGCGTTTTATCAGGCCATAAGAAGATGCTGGCGTTTCGGCCAAAAATCAAAGGTTAATTGCCATATAATTACAACGGACATTGAGGGAAATATAGTGGAAAACATTAAGCGCAAAGAAGCCGATGCGCTAAAAATGAGAAAGGAAATGATTGAGCATATGCAAGATATAACTAAATCAGAATTACATGAAAAGTCAGTATCAAGTTTTAATTACAAGACTGACGTTTATAAAAACCACCGCTACGAATTGCATCTGGGCGACAATATTGACGTAATAAAAACAATAAAAAATGATTCTATTGGCTTTTCAATCTTTTCCCCGCCATTTGCTTCACTGTTCACTTATACAAACTCAATCCGGGACATGGGCAATTGTAAAGACAAAAACGATTTTCTTAATCACTTTAAATTTTTAGTTACTGAACTTTATCGCGTTTTAATGCCGGGGCGATTGATTGCGATTCACTGCATGAATTTACCCATGACTATCACGCATGACGGCGTAATGGGCATGCACGATTTCAGAGGAGATATTATTCGTCTGTTTCAAGATGAAAAATTTATTTTCCATTCTGAGATTTGTATTTGGAAAGATCCTTTAGTTCAGGCAGTAAGGACAAAAGTTTTATCTTTAGCGCATAAACAGGTTTGTAAAGATAGTAGCCGTTGTGGAACTGGAATACCCGACTACATAGTAGTTATGAGAAAGCAAGGCGACAATCCAAAACCTATTGAGCGAAAACACGGATTCACTGAATATATCGGTGAACGTGAATTTACAAATACAAACTTCAATGAAGACCAGAGAAAGAATAAATTAAGTCATGAAATATGGCAGCGTTATGCCTCACCCGTCTGGTTTGATATTCGTCAAACAAGAGTTTTATCAACCGATATAGCGCGAGACGAAAAAGACGAAAAGCACGTTTGCCCGTTGCAATTAGACACCATTGAGCGTTGCCTTGAATTATGGAGCTCAAAGGGTGACGTTGTTCTCGACCCGTTTTCCGGCATTGGCTCAACCGTCTATTCGGCTGTTTCTATGGGAAGATACGGAATCGGCTTTGAACTGAAAGAGTCTTATTGGCGACAATCAATAAAAAACCTTGAATATTTAGAATCAAAAGAAAAGCAGGGAGATTTACTATCTCAATGTAATTAAGGAACTTATGACCCCAAAATTCCCAGTTGAATTATTAGATAAATGGTTTCCGATACCTGAGACTAATCCCGTAAAAATAAACTACTGCCGCCGTGGAATGTGTTGTGCTCAGACTGTCTCACAGGAATTAGAATGTCTAAATCACGAACCGGCCAAGGGAAAGCGATACGATCAAGTTTGCGAGCACAGGGGAGATGATGGGAAATGTGGGAAGGTTAAGAAATGACCAAAAAGCCCTATATCGTACAGATACAAAAACCGGAAAAGCGTAATAAAAGCGGTTACCGCTGGCACTTCCATTCTGATCACAATTGGGACGAAATGGCAATCATAAATGCAAATACTATCAGCAAAAGCAGAAAAGTTAAAACGAGAGTTATTCACACTCCAAGCAGAAAAGTAATCTATGAGGCGGGGAATGAGTAAAGTCTCTGATAAATATCTTCGTGACCTATTGCGCGAGATCGTTTCTCTCCGCGCTAATAATTGTTGCGAGTGGCCTGGCTGCAAAAATACAGAATGCGACCCACACCATTTTTTCACAAAAGACAACCTGTCTATCAGGTACAGCCCGGAAAGCTGTTTGTGGCTCTGCTGTGAGCATCATACCGGCAGAATATCAGCCCACAGCGAACCCAAAATCTTTGAGGCCGTTATTATTTATTATCATGTCAGAACGATTGAATGGCTGCAAGAAGTGATTGAGAGGAAAAATCAGATTATCACGGTGGCGCCGGAGATTTACCGGGAAGAGTGGAAAGAAAAGCTGCTGGCGGAATTGACGAGGTTAGGTATCCGCGGGTGGAGAGTATGAACGACGATCCTATTTGGTGGATAACAAACGATGGAGATTTAATTTGCCGTGACATATTCAACAGACACTACAGTAAATATCATTACAAAGATGGACGAAACCCGAAAAAGATTGTCGGCCCCGGACAATATATTATGCTCAGAACGTGGGAAGGAAACGCTCTCCTTGTTTGGAGAAAATTCAAAGATGATTCTGGACAGCAAGGAATTAATTGTTCAGTTTTTAGAAACGAAAGTGAACACAAATCGAGCGACCTTATCAGACAGGCTGACGCCATTGCTGATTTCTGCTGGCCTGGTGAGAGGCATTATACCTATGTCAATGCGGAAAAAATCAAATCAAACAACCCTGGATGTTGTTTTAAAAAAGCAGGATGGAGATTGTGCGGAATAACTAAAGTGCGCAAATTAATAATACTAGAAAAAATTAATAGGAGTTTAACTTATGGATAGCAGTTTTGGAAGGGGAATAGCCGAGAGTGCTGTGACCGGATTAATAGCTCTGGTTATTATAGTATTCGCACTGGGAGCGTTGACAATGTGGGGATTGCCGAAGTTGTGGATAATCTTAAAACCGATTATTCATGCGGTAACGGCATAGGAGGGCGGAGATGAGTTGTAAACAAGATCAATATCACATGGCCGCTGATTGCCCTGTTTGTGGAGAAAAAGATGAACCGTGGAAATGGAAGGGCGCAAGAATGGGGAGTACGCAGTGGGGACATGATTACAGCTGCTGTTCGGAAAAGTGCGGAAAGGCATTTCTTAACAGCCCGAAACATAAAGAATTAGAACGGGAACGAATACAATTTAAAATAGATTTACTACAGGAAAAATTAAAGAATATTTAACAGATAGCGTGGATAGAGAATGGCTAAAGGAACATTAAGATTTAATAATATGGCGGAAGTTGAATGTTAAAAAAATATTTAATTAATCCTGTAGCAAAACCGAGAATGACCAGATGTGATGTCTGGAAGAAGCGTCCCGTTGTTTTAAAATATAGGGAATTTTGCGATCTTTGCCGCGCACACAAGGTTTTTATTCCAGTGTCCGGCGCTACTGTCTATTTCATTATCCCCATGCCGCAGAGCTGGTCAAAGAAGAAAAAAGAGCAAATGAACGACCGGCCACACCAGCAAAAACCAGATATCGATAACCTGTTAAAGGCCGTTCTTGATGCTATTTAT